GGTATACTTAGTGTGTGGCACTAGAGAAAGGGTATATTACTACTAGAGAGTGAACTTCTTCATCCTATAGTCAAACTTCTCACTGTTATAAATCTTAATACGTTCAATCAAATGCTTCAACGTGTAGTTCTGGTATGAATTGTGTGATAGATCATCAGCCACATCAAACAGATTAGCATTGACCTTTTTGCCTGTGCGTCTTAATGCTCTACCAATAGACTGTAAATTACGGATACGAGATTTTGATGGACTCGCAAAAACCACATTATCAAGATTCCGAATATTGACACCAGTGCTATAAGTGCCGTAACTGGCAACAATGACCACATTATCGTTGTTCTCTGCTTCCTCTCGAATTTGTTCTCGGACATCAGTTTTTACCCCGCCGTGAATATATCTTACTATTTTGCCCTCTAGTGCCTCAAACAGCATCTGATACAAAAAACCACCATGCTTTTCCACCAATTGGTACAAGACTAGAGTATTGCCCGACAACATAGAAACCATATTGGTTATGAATTGGTTGCGTTTATTATGACCGACCAGAAATTCAATTTCCTGTTTGTAATCCATTGACTTGACTAGTTTACATTCCTGCTCAGAATAACCCAATACAATACAATGAATATTCAATTCTGCCAAAATGTCAGTATCCATCAACTCTTTGGTTGTTGTAACCTGACGTACTGGCCCGAATAACCCTTCTAGCACCAATTGATGTGTTTGAGTACCATCCAGTGTACCAGTAGTTCCTACCCTGTACTTGGCATTTACTAATTTGGTCATGATGGAAATCAAAGATTTGGATTTGAACCCATGTGCTTCATCACCGACAACCAGACAAAACCCCTCAAAAAAAGGTTTTTTCAAACGGTGAATTGATTGCCAAGTTGAAATGACCACTGGTTTGTCAGTATCCCTTTCATATCCAGAATATATCCGATGACAATTATCTTCGGTAGACCAATTATTCAATATTGAATAATCTTGAAAATCTTTGTACATCTGCTCCACTAGTGAAGTCGTTGGTACAACTATCAGTGTCGGCAAATTCAAATACCTGACCATCATATAGATAATCAACGATTTTCCTGATGCCGTAGGTGAAACTAGTAATGATTTTTGCTTTGATAATGCGTGTGTGAGTGCATCCAACTGATAATCACGAACTGACAGTGATTTTCCCTTGGATTGCAATTGAAGTGAATCAACAAAATCTGATGATATAATCACTGGATCATTATCAAACGGTGTCAAAAAAAATACATGATATGATCTTTTTTGGGCAAACAGCATAACATGGTTCAATAATCCACTATACAAGAGTTGATCGTAGATCGAGTATAGTCGTATTTTCCCATCCCACACCTTCGACCTGTAAGACGGCATGAATTTATAGCCAGGAACATAAAAGGTAAAGAAATCACATAATTCCTGTGCCACACTAGGTTCACAAGTAATCTTATTGTGAACTTCATCAATCTTTGCGATGTATAAAGTATCAGGTGACACCACTTAGAAATTTTCTCCATTCTATTGCATTTTTGATGTTCCAATTACGATTTTCTATATTCTTTAGTGTCTTTTCTAAAAAATCCTTTATGGTACTGATATAATCAACCAGATCGAATGCCTTGGCCAATTCTGGATCGGCATTCATGTACAGTTCTAAATCCTGTTTTATTACTTTGATACCGAATGGTGATTCTTTATAGACTTCTGGATCGGCATTGCCTGTATAATATCTATGCTTTTCCAATTTCAGTTCATTGTATTTCTGTTGTATCTTTCTTAGATGCAATTTAGTTTCCTGATACATCTTCAGATACTTGTCATACAAATATGGTGTTCTGAGTGATTCTCTATCCAATTCCGATTCCTCTATAGTGAGATCTCGTTTGGTATCATCATAAAATTGTTCCAATGTTTTCATTCACACCTCTAAGTCACTGATTCTATAGTAAAGTCTGCTATATTAAATGAACATGAAGCAGTTATAACTGCAATCTCCGTATCTTGTGTAGTGAAATCCAATGCACCCAAACTAGTAGGAAAACATTCTTTGAATATAATATTTTTGTTGGTGTTCATTGCATTAGTTAGAATGTGTAAAGTCGCATCTGAAATTAGACCACCCATATCAGTCAACCCATCTGATGTATTTGCCAATGCTGTATTGTACCCCGTGAAATTGTCTGGTGATGTCAAATCTCGCATCCATTGTTGAATTTCCATATAGTTTACCAGATCCTCATCCACTAAAAATGATATTTCCAGTGTACCTATTTCCAAGTTGTCACCAAAAGTATTGAAATCACGTAAGGGTGTTGGCCTAGTAATTACTCCCAAAGATAGATCTGGGATGTTGGCACTCTGGCAAAAGAAATTGACATTGGGTAGTTTCTTGATTGAAAACCTAAACGAAACTGGTGATAGTGCATTATAATTGCTAGGTAAATTCTGCATATAAAGTTCCTCCACCTATATTTAGGCAACAAAAAAGGGGGGGCAAAAATGCCCCCCCTTTTTCATGTAACAGTGAAATGCATGTTACATTAAGTTTGAAACTCTAAATTTTCTGTAGTACTGGTTCGTTCCAGCAGTCAAAGTTTCTTGGTCAGGAGTACCAGCAGATGCTTCCACAAATGGATTACTAACCAGACCATATCGGGTTTTGAATCCGATTTTCGGTTGGAAAGTTTGCTCACCAGTTGCCCGAACCATTTGTAACGGAACGTATGGACAATAGAACAGACCAGCATCGTATGGTGAAGAACCTTTGTAACCCACCATGATGAATTCTTGATCGGTAGCAGAATAATACGGATCTACATAAACTTTGTATTTTCCGTTCAATGTACCTACAAGAGTATTACCTGTAATACCATCATCGGCTACTGTTCCACCAGAGACAGAACCACTAGTATCCAGTGAACCCGTCATACTAAGAGCAGCCACTACATCGGCACTGGCAATTATGATATTACCACGTCCACGACGAGTTTCAACTGCAATAACATTAGCATCACGTTCAATCTGGAAATGCAGACCTTTGAACTTTTCAACAGACCATCGACCATTACTGTCGGTATCTAAGTCGAAAGTACCATCGGTAGTCGTATTGTTCAATGCACCTAATTTGGCAACAGTCAAAACTCTACGAATGATTTCTCGGTTAATTTCTGCCAAGATTTCAGTCGATAGGATATTTGACAATTCTGATTCAGCATCAAGACCATGAACTGCTTTCAGATCTTGTGCTAGTTCAGTAGTGTATTCTGCTTTCAAGGCACGACTTTTAGCAGTTACCGATGTTTTCTCGATGGTGAATGCCATTTCACGGAAATAATCCGTTGCTTGGTCAGTTCCACCAAGTGCTTCTGCCTTCGCAGTAGTCATCTCAGCCACTGCATTGGTATCAGCTGCATATGTACCAGCAAAAGGATCGGTTTCTGGAGTATCGGTATCATCAATTCCACCAACGGTATCACCAGAATCACTGGCAGAATGTTCCGTAACTGCTTCACCGAACAGTGCTTCTCCACCAATTTCTTGTCCGTCTTTTTTAACGTAGTTCGACTTCATGGCAAATATCAGACCCGTAGGGCCAGACATTGGTTGCACACCACAAATATCATAAGCAATGAGATTTGGGGCAGAACGTCTTACTAGACTAATTAATACTGGATCATAGGTGTCAAGTTGACGACCAGTGTTAGAGCCTGCAGCGTTATTAGCAGGGGCAGCTTCCGTCAGAAGTCCAACGTTACCTTCAGCAACACGTTGTTCACGAATTGCCGTTTCTTGGTTTTCCAAGAGTACTGCTGTAACAGCACGTTTGTAACGATCTGTAATCTTCGGGAGAGCTTCATGATCCAACACAGGACTCCACTTCTCCTGAAGTTGTTGTGTATTCATTTGCATTTTTTCTCTCCTAGTTTTTTGTATTTATAACTCTATTAGCTTTGAGTTGTTCTTGTCAAGGCACTTGAATAAACGTCCATTGACTCTGACAATACTTCAAAGGTTTCCTCTTGTTCGTCATCTTGCTGAACGGATTGTTCGGTTTTGGATGGGAAATAATTTTCTTT